AACGACCTTGTTGCTGTCGTCCAACTCATCGACGTTTGCTCCACTCGCGGCGCGTTTCGCGGTGAAGAACTTGCGACGGTTGGCGGCTTACGCACGAAGCTCACCGAGATCGTGAAAGCCAATCAGCCCGAGCCCGACGCTCCGAAAGCTGACTAAGATGGCGGGCACCTCCGACACGAACTGGCGCAGCTACGTTGGCCCTGCGGACAACGGCAAGCTGGTTACGTCTGAGGACTGGCAAGCTCCAAGCAACCCACGCGAGTGGGACGACTTGTTTAAGTGCTCCAACGTGGATGGTCTTATTGCTCGCGGTTTGACCATCCCCGCTTCCCGTGAAGACTCCATCGACTGCGTGCGCGGTAGCAATTACCTGATTCAGTCCTGCACGATTCAAGGCTCGGTTACGATTAAAGGAGCCATTGACGGATTTGAACTCAATAACTGCGTCATCAGCGGCACCGTCGAGTTGGGCCAGTATGACAACTACTGGGTCAAGGGCCGCGCTCCGACGCGCAATGTCCGACTCGTCAACTGCTGCTCACCAGATGGCTCGCCGATTAGGGTGAAGCTCTGGGACGCAGAGATGCCGTTTGTGCAGAATACCAACGTCGCTTTCACCAAGATACCAAAGTGGGTTTGGTTGCCTTACTTTTTGTTCCGTCGTTTGACGAATCCGAAATCAGTATAAGCCATGTTTCCACTCGCTGAAATTCTAGGCATCGGCACGAAGCTGATCGACAAGTTGATTCCTGACCCCGAGGCGAAGGCCAAGGCGCAGCTGGAACTCGCGACGCTCGCGCAGAATGGCGAGTTGGCTAAGATGAACGCCGACCTTGAAGCGTATAAGACCGAGCAGAACAATCTTACAGATCGGCTGAAAGCGGACATGGCGAGTGATTCATGGATGTCAAAGAACATTCGGCCAATGACTTTAGCTGCAATCCTCACTGGTTATTTTATCTTCGCGGGTATGAGTGCGTTTGGCTATAACGCCAACGAGTCTTACGTTTCGCTCCTTGGGCAATGGGGTATGCTCATCATGTCGTTTTATTTTGGCGGCAGGACGCTGGAAAAGATCATGGAAATGAGGGCTAAAAAATGAGCGACGAATCTGCAAAGTCTGCGCTAGTCGAGAAGGCCGCATTTGCGGTGCTGCCCATCCTGTTTTCTTGCGTGGTTTATTTGATGTCCTCGCTATCGAGTCTTTCAAGAGAAGTTACTATCCTAAAGCAACAGGTGAGCCTTGTTGTAACTAGCGACAATAAACAAGCAACCAACACCGGAGCTGAACTTGCCCGCGAGAAACTGCGGCAAGACCTTGAGAAAGAAATCCAGCATAACCGAGACATGATTTTCGACAATCGTCAGACCATTGCCATTCTTAACGAACGCATCGTCGCATTAAAGAAATGAACTCGCACGAGAAAGATATTTTAACGGCGGCTATTCCGACGACCGCATCATTCACGCTTTCTCAGATCAACAGCCTTATCGGTATCATTGGTGGTCTTGTCGGCATCGCGTATTTGATTTGGAAGTGGCGGCGTGAGGCTTTGCGCAAGAACTGATTTTGACGTCCGTCGCACTAGCGATGGAACAAGTCATCACATTCGCAGCCTCGACCGGAGCCATTGACACCGAAGCCGGCGTCATCCGTGGCGTCTCGCTGATCACCAAAGGCCCAGCTCTCGGCCACGGCGTCATGATTGACGACAAAACCTTGGAGCAAGTGAAGACTGCCGCCGAGCAATACGCTGGCGGACTCAAGGTGAAGCTCGATCACTCTAGTGGCGCGGGCGACATTATCGGATATATCGACACGCTTCGCATTGATGGCGAGAAGCTGCTCGGCGATATGCACTTGCTGCAAAACTCTCCGCATCGCGCTTACATTTTAGAGATTGCTCAACGAATTCCTGACACGTTCGGGCTTTCCATCGCGTTCTCTGGCCCGTCGGAAAAGTCATCCGACAAGCTAACTACTTTGCAAAGGTGTTCTGAAATCTACTCGGTTGATCTTGTCAGCGAACCTGCTGCCAACCCGAGCGGATTTTTCGCGCGCAAACTGAAACAATTTCAGACCGGCGAAATTGAACAACCCGAAGCAAAAATCGAAATCGAACTTCCTATGAACGAAGAAATGAAAAAAGCTATCGAGGGCATGATTCAATCTGCCATGATGGGCATGAGCGATAAAATCGCCAAGCTCGAATCCGCGCTTCCTCCCGTGGAAGACAAGCCTGCCGCTATGAGCGCGCAGAATGAAGTCGTGCAACTCGCTGCTAACACCGCCGCGCTCGCTGCCGTCAAAGAATTTGCCAAGTCGTTCGGTGCGCCTGCCGCTCCCGTCGCCTCGGCTGAGGCTCCTAAGCCTGCCGTGCAATCGCAGAAATTCGAGGAGATTGTCGCCGCCAAAGCCTCCGAGCTGAAAGGCGACAAATCTGCCGCGATCTCGTTTGCTATCAAAAATCACGCTGACCTTTACGCCGCTTATCGTGCGCGCGTGCAAGGCGGCGAAATCGTTAAACTCTAATCCTATAAACTACCATGGCCACTTCATTTAATAACACGGGCACGTTTGTTGCGAATTCCGCTATTACCGCGTTTCGCCTCGTATCCATTTCCGCAAATCGCGGCGTCGGTCTTGCCGCCACCGCTTCCATTCCTGATGGCGTCGCCATCATCGATGCCGCCTCTGGCGATCAAGTCACCGTTCAATTTCTCGGTGGCACCACCGTGAAAGCTACGTTGCTGGCTGGTCCAGTCACTGTCGGCGACACGCTTTTCTCCACCGCTAACGGCACCGTTGCCATCACTGGCACCGTCACCGTCGGCAAATCTCTTACCACCGCGTCTGACGCGAGTGCGATCATCGAGATGGTCGGCAAGAACATCTAATCTCAACAATCTACTAAACTAACATGTACACTAATTCTGCTGCAATTTTCCGTGGCGACGTCGCTGGCGGTCTCGAACAAGCTAAAGACTGGGAGTCTGGCCTGATCGGTATGGCTGTGATGCCCGTCCTCAACGTTCCTGTCCGCGCTGGTCAGTACCCCTCCTTTGTTCTCAAAGAAGGCCAACTGCTCAAGAGCGAAGTGAAGAACCGCGCGCCTTACAGCACCTATGCTCGTGGCACCCGCGCCTTCAATCAGGACACCTACACCGCGCTTGAGTACGGTTACGAAGAAGCCGTTGACGACACGGTGACGCTCGACGTCGCTCGTTTCTTCGATGCCGAAGTCATCGCCGCCAAGCTCGCCAAGCGCAAGCTGCTCCTCGCTCACGAACTCCGCGTCGCTGGCGCCATGTTCAACAGCTCCAACTTCACCTCGACGAACTCCGCCACGGCTTACACCACGGCGAACATCGCGACGTTCGATGCCGCTGCTGACGTTCAAGACGCTCTCGACCGTATGCTTGCCAAGGGCGAAAGCACCAGCAACGCCAAGGTCGTGATTCCGTTCCCAGTCTGGACGCGCCTCCGCGCCTCGACGAAATTCCAGAACCGCCTCCGCGGCACCGGTCTTTCGAGCGACACCATCCTCAACGCCTCTACGCAAGCCGCTGCCGAAGTGTTCGGCGTTGCCGAAGTGTTGATCGGTCGCGCTGCCTATGACTCCGCTCCCGAAGGCGTGGCGTTCAGCTCTAGCAATGTTTGGGCTAACACCTACATCTGGGTTGGTAACGTCACCGAAGCCTCCGCTGGCTTCTTCGGTGGTGGCGCTGGCTTCACGCTCAACTGGTCTGAATACGGCCCAGCCATCGGCGTCAGCACCTACCGCGACGAGTCGATCAAATCGAACATCGTCCGCGCTTCGCACTACACCGCCGAGAAGGTTGTGAACACGAATGCTGGTCAGCTTATCGCTACCCAATACAGCTAATCCTTAAACGGATTTTAGTTATTAAAGCCTCACGCCTCACCGCGTGGGGCTTTTTGTTTTGACGGTTCGCGCGCCTTCTATTGACCAAAGCAAAACACAACACGACCATGACGATTTCTCTCTGCGTAATTTGTGGCAACGAGGCGCACCACATCGAGGCAATGCTCAACTCGTTTGTCGGACTGATCGACGAACTTTCACTTGTCCGCGCCATTGGCTCAAAGGAACCGGACGAGACCGAGCGAATTGCGCGCGGATGGTGCATCGACAACAGCGTCAATTTCGTTTTTAGCGACTATCGGAACGGAGTCACGGCGCAGACTTGGAAGCACGTCGATTCCTTTGCCAAGGCACGCAATCAGGCTTTTGCGTATGCGACCGGCGATTGGCTAGTCTGGGCAGACTGCGACGACGTTTTGGCACAAGCCGACGACCTCAAGAGCAAGCTCGCCGAACTCTCCGAGGAGGTGCTGATGGTGCGCTGTCCTTACGACGTGCGCGGCACCGGAAAGAAGCTGCAACGCGAGCGGTTCATCCGTCGCAGCGCGTTTCAATCTGGGCGTGTCTGGCATCACGACGTGCACGAAAACCTTCTGCTGTTGCCCAACGACCGTCACGTCGAATGGTCGGAGCCGGTCTGGAGGCATGAGCCAGCTTGCATAAAACAAGATAACCGCAAGCGTAACCTTGCTATTCTAGGCCGCAGCGTAGGCGAAGCGGCGACTCAGTATTTTTATATCCACCAAGAACACTACTGTTCCGGCAACAAACAAGCCGCTGAACAGTTTGGCCGCATCGCGCTTTCGTTTCCAAACCTCGATGACTCTTTCCGGTACGAGGTACAGCTTAACCTTGCGCGCATCTCGGCGAGTCGGCGCGAGTCCATGCAGTTTGCAATGGGCGCGCACGGTGTATTTCCGTGGTGTCGAGAAGCTATTGCCTCGATCATTATGCTGGCGTTTGAGAAGAACGACGGCAAGCGCGCGGCGTGGTGGGCGTCTCGGATGCTGACCTTGCCCGAACCGGCGCAGAAAGATCGTCCGTGGACGCACGAATCGAAGTGGTACGGCTGGGCTGGGCATGATCTCGCCGCGCGTGCATATCGCTTGGCTGGCATGGTGGCGGACGCGAACGCGCTCCAACTCGTTTATCACAAGCATACCGAGCCGACCATCCGCATCACGCAAAAGACGCTTGGCAACTCGACGCGCTCGGTGTCATTCCGTGACGCTTGGCTCTCCACCGCGGCACGGCCAGAAATCGTCGAGCACTACTTTCAAATAAAAGCCGACGACGCTGAGACGTTGGCGATGGCGAAGCAGTTTTTGCATCACGTCGGCGAGCGCACTGAAATTGAACGCGCCTCAATTTTAGCCGCAATCGAGATTTACGTCGAAGACGGCATGGTGCCGCCGAACAATTGGGACGAGCGCGTGCTGACGTGTGGAGAAACCGTGATTGATGCGGAGAACATCGAGCGAATCCTCGGAGCTAAAAAGCCATGATTCCAGAACCCGCCATCGTCGTCTGCACGAAGAACGCGCGTTGCCTCGACGTGATGAGAGCGTCGATCAAAGCCTACGTTCCGCACGGAATCCGCACCTACGTTTCGCACGGACTCGGCCCGACCTTCGGCGAGGCTTACAACGAGGCCGCGCGCATCGCGTTCAAGGAGCATGACCAGCTCGTGATCTGTAACGACGACATTGTCTTCACGCCGACGACGTGGACGAAGCTCATGGGCGACGTGAAATTACTTCGCGAGCATTATCCAGACCTCGGCTGGGTGGCGACTCGCTCGGACTACGCGCGCGGCGAGCAAAACATCCGCTGCGGACGCGGGCAAATTGACTTCCTGCGATACCCATCCGAGCGAACCATCATCCAAGCAAGCGTGATTGCGCCTATCTGCGCTTGGATTCACCGCGACGCATGGGTGGATTTTCCTCCGCTCAACTGGTTCTCCGACGACGTGCAATGCCTCGACATGAAGCGACCGCATTTCATCTCGCGCGCCTACGTTCACCACGTTGGGAGTCAGACTTGCGGCAACGACGCTGCCAAGTGCATGGCAGACGCCGAGCCGTGGCTGCGCGAGAATCGGCCCGAGTTGCACGCGCGGTGGTATTTAACGAAAGGCGCATAAGTATGGCCGCAGTCCGAGACTTTGACCCGACTCAGATCAACGCAGATTTCTCCGCTATTTTGGCGCAGGCTGGCATCGCGTTCACCTATCAGAGCGCGAGCATCACTGGCGTCTGGTCTGCTTCACGCGACGCGTTCTCGGACTTTGAAGATCAACGCCGCGACGACTCTAAATTCACGGTGTTTCTTTTGACGTCGAGCGTGAGCGCAACGCCGAAGGTCACGCAGACTCTTTCGCGCGCTGGCATTACTTATTTCATCGAGCGCGTGACGCTGGATGCCGAGGGCGCGGGATGCGAAATCGAAGTCTGCAAAGTAATATGATTTTCATAACATCCAACACTAAGAATTTAGAATATGCATTGGCTCGTTTAGCAAATGCTGCTAAGGTTGATCTTGGGATTGTGATAAAACAAGAGGGAGGATTGCTTGCTAAAACCATCATGCAAATTACGCCTCCAACCGGAGACAAGTCATCTGACCCTAATAAACCAAAAGCCAGCGGTCTTAGCAAAAACGCACAGCAACAAGGCGAGAACGCAATCAAAGGCGATTTGTTCGGAGGCAGAAACATAGGCAGAGAGTCTAGCATTGGCTTGTTTCAGCGCATTGGAAATTCAACATTGAATCCACCGCGTCGAAATAGAACTGAAACGGTCAGCGTAAATCTTGGATGGGAGCGATCTAAGAAAATTCGTATCTATCAAAAATTTTGGAGACAGTCGGCTTCAATTTCTGAAATGAAGTCTTTTCATCGCGCTAATCTCAATAGCCGGGGAAGGCCAAAACAGGTTTCACGCAGTGTAATTGGACGCTGGCAGGTGCAAGATCAAATGTGGATTTCAAATGAATCCGCTGACGCATATCTTGCTTACGTCCAAAAAAGCGTAGGACTAGCAAAAGCCGGATTCGCTGCGGCTGCTATTGCGTGTGGAATTAGAGTACCTGCATGGATTCGCCGCCACTCTGTAAAAGCTGGAAATGTTCAAGCTGGATTCGGAAACAATCCTTATGTGATTGCGCGAACATCGGGCAACAAGATTCCCAATATGCAGCGCATCGTTGATTCTGCTATGCGTATTCGTGAAAAAATAACTCTGCAAAAAGTAAATTCAATTCTGTCTGGCAAAGCTGTAAATCTTGGATTCGCAAAAGTGGCATCAAACGGACAACTGACATTTAAGAAATGAGCACACGCACAAACATCCGAAACGCCACCGCAACCGCCCTCACGTCCGCTCTGGTCGTGCCAACGGCGAACATCCTGCGTGGGCGCAATAACACGATTGCCAGCGTCAGCTTTCCGTCGGCTGCGGTCTATGCCGTCACTGAGCAAATCGAGGTTCGCACACTTGGCCCAAGCAACCGCACGCAATACCGTCAGCTTCAACTCGTCGTTGATTACTTCACGGCAGAGAGCGGCACTTACCTGATTGATGATCTTTTCGACACCGGCTCCGCTGCCGTCGAGGCGGCAGTCTTGGCCGACGTTACGCTCGGAGGAGTCTGCCGAGATACGCATTTGACAAATGTCGAATATGTGATCGAACCCGACGAGGAACGCCGCTGGGGCACCGCACGTCACACTTTCAACTGCATTTATCTAACCAACGACTAACATGGCAAATCACCTTGGCCGCGAAGGCCTAATCAAAGTCTCGTCCACCACCATCGGCGAGCTCCGCAACTACTCGCTCTCGCACTCATCCGACACCGTCGAGGACAGCGTGATCGGCGACACCTACCGCACGCGTCAAGGCTCGATGAAGACTTGGAGCGCATCCGGCGATCTCTACTGGGACGAAGCCGACGCCGGCCAACTCCTGATCACTATCGGCTCGACCGTGACGCTGAATCTTTATCCAGAAGGCAATCAGACGACCGACGTTTATTACAGCGGTTCGGCTATCGTCACGAAGTTCGACGTTTCGGCTTCGTTCGATGGTCTTGTTGAAGGCTCGATTGCCTTTGAAGGCAACGGCGCACTCTCGACCCTGACCGTTTAACGCTAAGAAAAAACACAAAACAAAACACACATGGAAGCAATTGATCTTGTCCGCGAACATTTTAACAACCTCGGCACTAAACGAATCGAAGTTCCTGAATGGAAACTCGTGATCTTCTCGACGCCAATGACCTTGGCCGAAAAAAACCGAGTTTACAAAAAGTCTCAGAACAATGATATGGATTTGCTCGTGGATATTATGATTATGAAAGCCACGGATGAGAGCGGAAAGAAGCTATTCACAATCGAGCACAAACCGACATTACTCAACAAAGCCGACAGCAATGTCGTTGCTCGCATAGCCAATGAGATTCTTGCGGACAGCTCCGCGAAGCTCGACGACTTAAAAAACTAATCGGCGGCGATGAAGGTGCCGACCTCCTCGCCGTCTATGCCATCGCTGAACGTCTCGGCAAATTCGCTCACGAAGTCCTTGCCATGCCAGCCGAAGAAATGAACGGCTGGCTTGCTTATATTAACAATCAAAATCGACTGAGAAAACATCATGGCAGCTGAAGCTACATTCACACTCAGAGCGGTGGACGCAACGCGTCAGGCTTTTGCGAGCGTGCAAAACTCGCTGCAAAAAATTCATGGAACCACGAGAAGCATTTCGATGGGGTTGAAAGGATTCTTTGGTCTTGGTGCGGTTGTTTCTCTTGGAAAAAGTCTCAACACAACTCTTGAGGACATTGAAGCTAACTCCAAAAAGTTTGGTTTAAGTTCCGAGCAAGTTGATAAAGTAACTCGCGCAACTGGAGCGGTTGATGACGTGATGAACTTTTTCAAAGGAACAATCGTCGGAACTATAAATAAAGTTTTGGACTTAAAGGATGCAATGTTTGGAGTTTCAAAAGTTGATGCAGTTTCGATTGCTGACAAAATTCGATTAGATCGTGATGCTCCAAAAATTGAAGAAGCCAGAAAACAACTCGATGAGTTGAAAAAAAGTTTTGATTCTATCGGTCAAACTCCAGCTCAAAAGTTTCGACAGCTTTTTAAGGACTTTCAAGAGGTTCAAGCTAAACCAAACGACCCAGCAAAAAGCTCAACACTCAATGCGTTAGAAAAAGATTTAGAGGTTCAAAAACTAATCAACGCGCAACGCACTATTGCGACCGATCAATTTGAACAATATACAAAAGCAGTTGCCGATCACAATAAAGTTTATGAGGAATATAATTTTTCTTTGCTGACTGAAAAAGAGCAGCAAACTGAAATCAATCGTCAGTTGAATCAATTAGTGAATTTACGCAGAGCT